GGGGGTTGATGGTGACCTAGGTCTCCCATCAACATTAGCTCCCAATCGAAAGATTGAGTGGAAGTTTTCCTCCTCCGTTACATGTAATCTTTATTAGCATTCATCAAGCTTTTAATTGCTTTATATTGTACACTAGTTTTTACTTTGTGTTTTAATTCATTGACATCCTCAGTAAAGAATGTATCTAAGTTCAACGATGGAATATATTCCTCTTGAGAGTAAGAACAAAGTTCTAAAATACTATCTTGAGAGAATAAGCTATCCTGAATGACGATATTAAATTGCTCGATTTTGTCTCAAATGAGATTATTACGAACGTTTAAATAACGTACAAGCGGATGACTTACTAATTCGTCACCGACGAAGCTAATGTCCAAGCAGCTTAACTTTACTGCTACACCTCGACGTTGGGATAATAAAATAATCTTTCGCGAAAGCTTAAGAAATTGTTTATATTCCAAAGAAGAAGTTGCTTGTTTATTTAACAGCTCAATTCTTTGAAGAACATAATGTTCCATAAGATCTGAGTATGAAAATATAATGTTACCATAAGCTAGAAATAGTTTATGGGCAAAAGACTTTCTTAATGTATATAATCATGCAACTTTGGATTCAGTTGACCTGGCAAGTGCCTTGTCATTGTTTCCGGGTAACAACAGAGTAGCTCCAGTAGAGAGAAAATCTTCAGATTCAAGTATTTCAAGGAATCGGATTCAACCGGTTAAACTCGCATTAGCTCGTTTAATCATTGCATATCCAAAACCTGAAATATTATGACCATTGAGAAAATGTCGTTTAGCAAATTCACCTGAATTGGTTAAACCAATAAAGGATTTTGTTAAATTAATTTCAACTCCAATGTCGTACATGAATTGTTGATAGAACTCTGCCACTTTAGTATGTCATATTACGATATCATCTCCAAGAAGTGCATATTGATTAAATCATCTTAACTTTTTAGTTACTTTGAAATAACAATATTGTACAACTAAATGATGTGTTAATGCAAACATTGCTCATGATGAAAATGCACCTAATGGTTGACCAACCGATCAATAATAACTTTTGTTATTATATGAAAAGGGAAAGTAACTAATTAGCTGTACTCAACATGTTGCAAATTGTTCATTAACAATTACTCCCAGCAAAAGCTGTTGTAATTTTATCGGAAAACGATCTGTAGCTTTTGTTAAATCAAAACAATAGGTAGTTTTACCTTTAGTCTCCTTTCGGATTCTATTAAATTGTCCGATTTGGTCAAATGTACCATCCGATACAAATAACTTTAATGTTTCCATCAAAGCATTATGTAAAGGTTTTAGTACGGATTGGACTCAAAAGTTACAAATAGCGAACAGCCTAGTTTTACCAGCAGGTTCTGAAGCCAACGAGATTTTACCCATGATCAACTTTTCAGTTGTTTCAACATTAGTGCACAAGTCAACAGCAAACTGGAACTGCCGACGAATATCAGATGTAACGGTCATAGACGCGTACGATCAAAATATTGAACGGAATTCTTCGTTTAGTTGTATAGCTATAGCACATAAATGAGAGGTAAGAATCGATGGTCCCATCGGTCCGCTTTTAAAACGAAAGCTTAATTCGTGACATGTTAACTTGGATAATATCAGCTTACCACGTATTTGTTTTCCGAACTTATGAAACCATAAATCTAAAAATGATTTAAAGTCTAATAGGATGGGTTGTATTGGTTTACCAATATAACTACCCGTAATTGACGATTCATCAAATTTTGGTTTTAATTTTATAGATTCAAACAAACGTAATACTGTCATTATAACTCGCAATCAAATCGAATCCTGATGGATCAAATGACTAATGTCATGTAGTTCTTTAGGAATTCCTTGTTTGTTCGTTTTAGTGAATGGATTGATCAAAGTTTGGTAGTTATCTACTTTAAATATATAAGCTTTAAATCAGTCATAGATCTGTTTGTATCTCGAAAGAGTTCAAACAGGACCATTAGTCTGTAATCGCAAATAGAATTTAGAAGTAAACTTCCTTACCCACAAATTAATAATAGCGTGATCTTTGTCAATTAAAAGATAATTATGCTTTTGATACACATGTAAAGCCATGGCTTGAATGGTGTTAATAAACTGTAAGTTCATCTTGATTTGATACGGTTATTGCGTTCCCACTTTGATAAGGTGGTGCCATTGTAAGTAAATCCTTAAGATATTAACTGGAGGTGAACCGATC